GCGCAAGGGTTACTCCGGACGAACCCCGGCAACCGGATCGACCAGGAAGTGGTTCGAACAATCGTCGGCGACGTGTCGAAAGTGTTCCATGTGGAACAAGTCGGGATCGACCCGTGGAATGCGGGCAACCTCGTCAACGATCTGCACGAGGACGGGTTTCAAGTCGTGGAAATTCCGCAGACGCTCCAGCAGATGTCGGCGCCGGCGAAAGACTTCGAGGCGGATGTCCTCGACGGGCTGGTCGACGCCGGCGGCAATCTGCTCATGGCGTGGTGCGTGTCGAATGTCGTGGTGCAGCGGGACGGCAAGGACAACATCTACCCGGTGAAAAAGAAAAGCCGGGGGCGGATCGATCCGGTGATTGCGGCGTTGATGGGGCGGAAGTTGGCGGCGCTCGATGCGAAGATCCAGCCGCCGTCGTACTCGATGCTGGTGCTGGGTGGGGGGAAATGACCCACGAGGAAATCGTCCCCGGCGGGCGCGTGATCTGGCAATCCGACCACGCCAAGATCTATCAGTGCCCGTTCTGTCTGCGGCCGGTGTTCAGCCAGTACGAAGGCGACGAGCTGCCGACGATCGTCTGTGACCGAGGCATCCCGGGCGAACATCGGTTGCGATGGGAGCGCGAAGGGTGAAGCGCACGCCCGGCCGTCCTCCGCTCGACGCGAAATCTGCCGAGCCGTCCGCGGACGTCCACCTCACGTTACCCGCTGCCGTCTACGATCGTGCTGACAAACACGCCCACCGCACTCGGGAAACTCTCCAAGACATGATCCGCCGCGGCTTGAAACGGCTGCTTGACGACGAGCGCGGCTGAGGGTTTAGAAACCCAAACTAGGGGAATGACCAGTCCTGTCACACCGTTAGTGTGCCGTGAACTATGCCTATAGCCTGTTAGACGTCAAGGCGGTGGACGCGGATCGGCGTGTCATCACCGGCATAGCGAGCACGCCGGACCTCGACCGCCAAGGCCACAGCGTCGATCCGCTCGGCGTCAAGTTCACGAATCCCCTCCCGCTCCTCTTGCATCACGACCAAAAGCATCCAGTCGGCCGGGTGATCTTTCATCCGCCGACCACCAGAGGGATTGCGTTTGAAGCGACGCTCCCGACGATTGACGAACCCGGCGCGCTCAAGTCGCGCGTCGATGAAGCGTGGCAGTCGATCAAAGCCGGGCTGATTACCGGCGTGTCGATCGGGTATCGCTTGATCGACGGCGCCATTGAGCCGCTGAAGTCCGGCGGCATCAAGCTCCTCAAGATCGAAGTCGGAGAACTGTCGCTCGTCACCGTCCCCGCGAACATGGCGGCGACGATTCTCACCGTGAAATCGCTCGACCTGGCCGCGTCTGGCCCTCATCTGCCCGGCGTCACGGGCTTGCCCACAGTCCAGGCGGTAAAGGCCGCCCGACCCATGACGATTCAGGAACAGATCACGCAGTTCGAGAACACCCGCGCCGCGAAAGCCGCGCGCATGACCGACCTCATGGCGAAGGCGGCCGACACCGGCTCGACCCTCGACGACGAGCAGACGCAGGAATATGACGGCCTCGCGGCCGAAGTGAAGAGCGTCGACGCGCATCTGGTGCGCTTGCACGATCAGGAAAAGCTGAACCTGATCAAAGCCACGCCGATCACAAACACCACCAGCCAGATCACCGCGTCGGAGCTGCGCGGCGGCAACGTCCCGGTCATCACGGTCAAGGCCAACGTCCCGAAGGGGACCGCCTTCGCGCGGATGTGCATGGCGATGGCCGCCGGCCACGGCGACTCGTACCTGACGCTGCAGTACGCCAAGCAGTGGAAAGACTCGACCCCGGAAGTCGAGCCCATGATCGAGCACATGTGGCACACCAAGGCCGCGGTCGCCGCCGGCCTCACGACCGATGCGACGTGGGCCGGGCCACTCGTCGTCACCCAACCGCTCAACGAATTCCTCGAGATGCTCCGGCCGAAGACGCTGATCGGCCGCATTCCCGGATTTCGGTCCGTGCCGTTCAACGTGTCCATCCCCACGCAGACCACCGGCGGCACCTACGGGTGGGTGGGCCAGAACAAACCGAAGCCAGTGACGAAGGCCGACTACGCGACGGTCACCGTGCCCTTCGCGAAAGCGGCCGGCATCATCGTGATTTCGGAAGAACTGGCGCGGCTCTCGACGCCGTCGGCGGAAGCCTTGGTGCGCGACGAAATGATCAACGGTATGGCGCGGTTCCTCGACCTGCAGTTGACCGATCCCGCGGTGGCGGTGGCGGCCAACGTCAGCCCGGCGTCGATCACCAACGGCGCCACGACGGCGGCGTCGGCCGGCGTGACGGCGGCGTTCGCCAAGGCCGACGTCGTCGGCCGGATCGGCGTCCTGACCGCTTTGGGCTATCCGCTCGACGAATGCGTGTGGCTGATGAGCGATTCCAACGCGTTCGGGTTGTCCGTCTCGCTCAACGGCCTCGGGAATCCGCTGTTCCCCGGCATGACCGCGCAGGGCGGGACACTCTACGGGATGCCGGTCATCGTCAGTAACACGATGTCGACGCGCGTCGTGCTGGTGCACGCGCCGTCGATCTTCGTGGCGGATGAGGGCGGCGTGCGGATCGACGTCTCGCGCGAAGCGTCGGTGCAGATGGACTCGGCGCCGACCGACACGGTCGACGCCACGACGGTCTACGTATCCCTCTGGCAGAGAAACCTTATCGGGTTAAAGGCCGAGCGTTTGATCACCTGGATCAAGGCACGGTCGACGGCCGTGACCTACCTCACCGCGGTGGCGTGGACCGGCGGCTAGTCCATGAATCGCTACCTGTATCGCGTGGCCTATGCGTATGCCGATGGGATGACCCCGATCGTCGGGGTCATCACCACGGCGTACGAGCCGGTGTGTGTGCGCGCGACGACCGAGGCGGCGGCACTCGACGAGGTCACGGGGTTGACGCGCTACATGACGGCGGCGGGCGTCACGCGCACGATCACGCTGGTCACGACGACGGCGGACGTGTAAATGCGGTTGGCAATTGGCGGACCGACGCGCGACCTCGTGCCGGCCGCCTTCGCGGTGAACGCCGCGCATCTCTTCGCCTATACGCGCGAGCGCGGCCCGTGGGCCGACGACGTCACGCTCAACTTTGTCGCCTCGACCTATATCCACGTCGGCCGCGAATGGTTTCTCGAGGCGGCGTTGAAACAGAAGGCCACGCACATCCTCTGGCTCGACACGGACATGAGTGTGCCGCGCGAACTCGCGGTGCTGTTGTTCATGCACGACCAGCCGATCGTCGCGTGCAATTACCGCGTGCGTCAGGACTCCGGGTTGTTCACGGCGTTTCGGCACAAGCAGCGGGTGCCTACGCTCACGGACTCGACGGGTCTCGAGCTCGTCGACTACTGCGGGATGGGCGCGATGCTGATGCAGACCGAGGCGGTGGCGGAGATGCGGCGCCCGTGGTTTCGGCACGGGCTGAACGACCAGGGGGGCGATATCGGCGAAGACGTCATGTTTTGTTCGCGCCTATGGGAAAACGGACACAAGGTGTGGATTGACCACGATCTCTCGAAAGAAGTGGGGCACATTGGCCAGCATACGTACCGAACCGTCGAAGGCGAAGGCGTCCCAGTCTGAACAGGCCGTCGTCGAGCTGAAGCCGCCGGCGGACAGCGGGTTCAGCGGGACGGCGAAGTTCCTCGTGGTTGAGCAGGCGGCGCTGATCGAGGAACTGCTGAAGCGCGGCTACACCAAGGTCGAGCCAAAGTGACGCAGACCGCTTTCTCGGTCCAGCCGGACACGACGAAGACGCCGGGGTGGTTCAACCACGGCGCCAAGATCCTCGAGCTGGTCGACCAGCATCGGCCGACGGTGTGCGTGGAGCTCGGGACGTGGCTCGGCGCGTCGGCGATCCCGGTGGCCCGATCGATCCGACGTTGGGGCGGGACGCTCACCTGTGTGGATACCTGGGCGGGGGACGTGCGCGCCCCGGACCCCGCGCAGGCGAAAGCGCCCTGGATGCTGGTCAGTTGTGCCCGCAACATCCTCGAGGCGGGCGTCGGCGCGACGGTCCGCTTCGTGCCAGCCACCACGGTCTCCGCGGCGGAGGTGTGGCGCGAGCCGATTGATTACCTCTACATCGATGCGGATCACTCCTACGAGGGCGTGTGCGCGGATCTCCTCGCGTGGGTGCCGCATGTGAAGCCGGGCGGGCTCATTCTCGGCGACGACTACGGGCATCGGCTGTTCCCCGGCGTGCGGCAAGCCTGGGACGAATACGAACAATTCCGCGAGATCACGTTCACCCGGTACCAGTCCGATCCGCCGGACCCCGACGGCATCCAGTTGATCTACGGCATCAAGGAGTGACGATGGCTGACAAGGACGAGAAAGCCGAGAAACCGAAAACGGTGCAGATGACCGCCGTGCAGCCGCACAGCTACCACGGGAAAGACTACGAGGTCGGCGACACCTACGAGGCCGACGAGGGCGACGCCACCACGATCCAGGTGCAGGGGAAAGGCTTCCCGACCGATCCGAAACCGCCGAAGGACGAGAAGAAAAAGAAGTAACGCGTGCACATCGAACTGCAGGTGTTCGGGCGCAAGTTCGAGCTCTCGACGAAAGGGCTCCAGCTCCATGCCCTGTCCAGTCAGGGCGGGTGGTGGCCGCTCGTCCGCGAACCGTTCACCGGGGCCTGGCAACGAAATATTGAAATCAGCGCGGGTTCGGCGCTCAGTTACTTCGCGGTGTATGCCTGCTATCGCCTCATCACGACCGACATCGGCAAACTCTGCCTGCGCCTGGTCGAACAGGATCAGCACGAGGTGTGGACGGAGACCGAGTCGGCCGCCTTCAGTCCCGTACTCCGCAAGCCGAACCGGTACCAGACCATCAACAAGTACGTCGAGCAGTACATCGGCAGCAAGTTGCTGCACGGGAACGCGTACGTGCTCAAGGCGCGGGATCAGCGTGGCGTGGTGACCGCGCTCTATGTGCTCGACCCGACGCGCGTGGTGCCAATGGTGACACCAGATGGCGCAATTTATTACGAGTTGCGCCGCGACGATCTCTCCGGGCTGCCGCAGGAATCGGTCATCGTGCCGGCGCGCGAGATCATCCACGACACGATGATCGCGCCCTACCATCCGCTCATCGGCGTCTCGCCCCTCTATGCGTGCGGCCAGGCCGCGGTGCAAGGCCTCAGCATCCAGGCGAACTCGGAGAAGTTTTTCACCAACGGCTCCCAGCCGGCCGCGATTCTCACCGCGCCACAAGGCATCAAGAACGAACAGGCGGAAGAGATCAAAGCCCGCTGGGAGACGCAGTTCAGCGGGAACAACTACGGGAAGATTGCGGTGCTCGGCGGCGAGTTCAAGTTCAATCAGTTGGCCATGAACGCGGTCGACTCGCAACTAGTCGAGCAGTTGAACCTGACCGCGCAGCAAATCTGCAGCGCGTTCGGCGTCCCGCCCTACCTCGTCGACATTGGCCCGGCGCCTCCGTACACCTGGGAGTCGTTGATCCTCAAGTACCACAGCCAGTGCATTCAATCGCTCACCACGAACTTTGAAAAGGCGCACGACGAAGGCCTCGAGCTGCCCAAGCCGTTCGGGGTCGAATTCGACATCGACGATCTGATCTGGATGGACACCGCGACGCGCACGGCCGCGGCGCAGTCCGGCGTGACGAGCGGGCTGTCGTTCAACGAAGTCCGGAAGAAGTACTACGGGCTCGGCCCGGTCAAGGGCGGCGAGTCGCCCCTCTCGCAACAGCAGAACTACTCGATCGCCGCGCTCGCGGAACGGGACGCCAACGATCCGTTTGCGAAGCCGGCCCCGGCGCCGCCGACGCCGGACGACGAGATCGACGACGAAATGGCCAGCGACAAGGCCGCGGCGTTCTTGCGAAAAGCCCTCGCCGACCTCGAGCCGCCGCGCCTGCAGAAGCGGATCGTGCGCAATGACTCCGGCCAGATCGAACGCGTGATCGAGGAGCGGATTTAGATGGCCATCACCGCGGCCGTGTGCAACTCGTTCAAACAGGAACTCCTGGCGATGACGCCGCACACCGCGGCGGACGTGTTTAAGATAGCCCTCTACACCTCCACGGCCACGCTGTCGAAAGCCACGACGGCGTACAGCGCCACCAACGAAGTCGGCAACTCGGGCAGTTATGCGGCTGGCGGGATCACGCTGGTCGGGTTCACGGTGACGCTCGACACGGATACCGCGATCCTTGACTGGACGACCGACCCGACGGCGACGACCGCGACGATCACGGCCAGAGGGGCGCTCATCTACAACTCGAGCCGCAGTAACAAGGCGGTGGCCGTCTTGGACTTCGGATCGGACATCACCTCAACGCTCGGGACATTCACGATCACCTTCCCGGCGGCGACGGCCGCGGCCGGGCTCGTGAGGATCGCGTGAGCCGGCAGTACGTCGCCGACGTCCCGATCGATCCGCCCTCGACCGCGCTCAGCACGATCACGGCGACGTCGGAGACCGTGCTGGTGCCGACGATCTTTACGCAGATCCCGGCGATGGCGCCGCGCGTGGGGAAGGTCTACAAGCTCACCGTCGGCGGGACGTGCACGACGGGCACCGCGGGCACGCTGATCATCACGCCGCGCTACGGCCTGGTCATCGGCGGCACCGCGCTGGGCGCGAGTCCGACGCAGAACTATGTCCCGTCGATCACCCTGGCCCCGTTCATCTTTGAGTACTGGCTGCAGTTCCGCACGATCGGGATCGCGGCCGGCGCGAATTCCACGGTGACCGGGCACGGCATCTGGAGCTCGGGTGGGGCGGTGGCGACGGCCTCGAGTGCGACGACGGTCGTCTGCTCGAGCACGGCCAGCGTGTCCGTGGATACGACCATCGCGTCCGGCTTGTGGATCGGCGTGACGTTTTCGGTGGCGCCGTCCGTGATCCCCCACTTCGCGCTCTGGCAAGAGATCAACTAGTGGCGATCAAGAGCAGCCCCGGCGGTCAGACGCTCTTCCTGAAACTGTTCCGGGTCGCGGACTCGAGCATCCTCCCGGATGCGGCGCCCGCGGCGGTGGACGGCGTCGCGTCGCCGGCCGGCGTGGCCGTGCTCGCGTCGGTGGGGACCACGGTCGCGCTCGGCGACGTGCTGATCAGTGCGGTGGGCGTCTCGAGCGTGGCGAGTGTCGGGAGTGCGGCGGCCACCGGCGGCGCCCTCACGGCGATCAGCGGCGTGGCGACGGTGGCGAGTGTCGGCACGGCCGTGGCGGACGGCGGGGCCACGGATGCCACCGCAGTGCCAGCGGGCCTGTCGGTCCTCGCGTCGGTCGGCGCGGCGGCGGAGAATGGAACGGCGGTCGCGGACCCGGCGGGCGTCGAGCTCGCGGCCTCGGTCGGGACGGCGGTCGCGGATGGCGGCCCGGCGGACGGGCTCGCGGCCCCGCTCGGCGTCGAGATGGTCGCCTCGGTCGGAACGGCCACGGCCTTTGATGCTGATCAGGTGGTGGTCAGCAGTGGCGGCGGCGGGGCGTGGCGCGGGGCGCATCGTGAGCCCGGCGAGCCGCGCGTCTTTGTCACCGTGTTCCCCGCGGGCGTCGAGGCCACGGCGCGCGTCGGCCGCGCGTCGGCGACGGGTGACGCGGTGATCGCGGCGGACGGGCTCCGGCTGGTCGCGAGCGTCGGCGAGGCCGCGGCGCGGGTGGACGTCGTCGTCGAGACCGTCGGGGCGAAGAGCGTCACGCAGATGGGCACCGCGGCGGTGTTCGATGTCCACGTCCTGCCGGTGCGCCCGTACACGCCCGTCGAGACCCGGTCGATCGTGGAACGCGTAGGCACTCTGGCGCCGTCGTCCTCTCGTCCCTTGGCGGACGGCGTCGTCAGTCATCCGGCGCCCGATGCGATCGACCGGGCCTGGGCCGATCTCCAGACCGAAGACGACGAGCTCGTATTACTCGGGGTGATCGCATGACCCAGACGGAGTTGCTCGTCGTGGTGAACGCGATCGCGCCGGTGATCCGGGAGTACGTCGGCGCGTTGACGGCGCGGGTCACCGAACTGGAGACGCTGCAGAAAGGCGACAAGGGCGATCCCGGCCCGCCCGGAATCGGACAGCCGGGGCCGCCGGGCCGCGATGGGCGGGACGGCCCACAAGGCGGGCGCGGGCTGGACGGGAAAGACGGCGCCGATGGACTTGGGTTCGATGATCTCTCCGTCCTCCA